TAATAAATCTCTAGATGAAAACGGAATGAAGTTTCCTGTTCTAGTTACTGACTCTAATCTTTTTAAGTCTTGGGTTGAGAGACCCGACATTTTTCCAAAACCTCTTTATGTAAGTGAACCTTACAGATGCCTTATTGGAAACAACAGAATGCACTGGGCCTTTAGTAGAGGTTATACAAAGATAGAAGCTATTTACGTTTCAAGCAAAGAAGAAAAACAAAGAGTCTTGAAGCTAACAGAAATGGAATATGGGCGGGATTTTTAACTGTGGCATACACATATCTTGACATCACAAACGAGGTTCTTGCCCGTTTCAATGAAGTAACATTGACTTCCTCTGGCTTTTCTAGTGCTAGAGGTTTTCAGGTTCAATGTAAGAATGCAGTCAATGATGCAATCCGCTACATTAACCAATCTGAATTTAACTGGCCTTTCAACCACAGCACTCAGAGTGAAACGCTTGTTGCAGGTACATCACGTTATTCCATCCCTGCAGATGCTAAGACTGTAGATTATGAAACCTTTAGAATTGTACGTAATGAATCCCTTGGCTCCCGTGGTGACTCTCTGCAGTTAATGAATTACTATGAATACGTAGACCGCTTTATCTCACAAGAAGATACAACTGGTGTTGGTAGTGTCCCTACACATGTAATCAGAACGCCAGATAATAACTTTGTTTTGTATCCATACCCTGATAAAGCCTATACTCTTAAGTATGAGTATTACACACTGCCAACAACTTTGTCTGCGCAGGATGATGTACCTACGATCCCTGAACAGTTTCGTCACGTAATTGCTGATGGTGCAACTGCATACGCATATCAGTATCGTGGTGAAGCACAGCAATACGCAATTAACTTTGGTCGGTTTGAGCAAGGCATTAAGAACATGCAAACACTCATTCTGAACCGTTTTGACTACATGAAGTCTACTGTAGTTAATCAACCAGTTCCAAGTAGCTCTGGCCCAAGAGTAGCATAATGCCTGACGAAAGCGGTTTGAATCCCTTTATCTTTCCTCTTAGAGGTGGGCTTGTGCTGAACAGGTCCGCTTTTGAGATGGAACCTGGTATGGCCCTTGAGCTTGAAAACTTTGAGCCTGATACAAAAGGTGGGTATCGCAGGATCAATGGTTACAATAAGTGGAATGAAAACACTGTTCCATTTACTGCAGCCTCCTCTGAAAAAGTATTAATGTCTGCTTTCTTCAAAGGAGAAGTATTAGCGGCTAGAGGGGAAAGTATCTACAGAGCTACTGGAGGCTCAACTGCTCTTAATGGTAGCATTGACGCTGTTGTAACCACCATTACTGTTGATAGCACTGCAAACTTTAGTACTACTGGCACAATCCTTATCGGTAGTGAGCAGATCACTTACACTGGTAAAACCAGTACGACATTCACAGGTTGCACACGTGGTGCCAATTCGACTTCTGCAGCATCCCATGCAGATGATGCAACAGTAACTCAGTTCTGGACTTCTATTGACTCTGGTAGAACTAGCGCAGGAAAGTATACGTATTACCGTTATAACCTTGCTGGCACAGATTACATTCTTTGGGCTGATGGTGCTAATAATGCATCCTATTATGATGGCTCTACAGTTACAGATGTAAGTTCTACAGGCGCACCTGCAGATCCACAGTTTGTAGCAGGTTTTAAGAACCATGCATTTTATGCAGGTATGTCCTCTAATCCACAAGAGCTAGTTTTTAGTGCGCCGTACAATGTAAATGATTTTGATTCAGCTAATGGTGCAGGTAGTATTGCACTAGATAGTGACATCACAGCACTAATTGTTTTTCGTGAAGAACTCTACATCTTTGCTGTTGAGCGTATATACAAGCTTGTTGGTAATACAATCTCTGACTTTGTTCTTCAACCTGTAACAAGAGAGATTGGTTGTAGAAATGGTTTTACCGTACAGGAATTTGCTGGTGATATTATCTTCCTTGGTCCTGATGGTTTAAGAACTGTTGCTGGTACTGCAAGAATTGGTGACGTTGAACTTGGTACTCTTAGTCTTCCAGTTCAGGAACTCTTCGAAGAGCTAGCGGATGTTGAAGAGTTTGACTCTATCGTTATTCCTAACAAAACACAGTATCGTATATTCTTCGTTAATACAGACGAGTTTACCCAAGCAACAACACGTGGTGTTATCTGTGTAAGAAAAGGTGATACATACGAGTTCTCTGAAACAAAAGGTATTCAACCCTCCTGTACAGACACTCTGGTCTATCAGGGACAACCATATGAGATCCACGGTGGATACGATGGGTATGTCTACAGGCAGGAGCAGGGCAGCACCTTTGACGGTACCACAATCATTGGACGTTATCGTAGCCCAGATATTACTGCAGGTGATGCAGGGATACGAAAAAACTTCCAGAGAGTAATTATTAACTATGCCCCAACAGGCGCTGTTAATTCTGATTTGTTCTTGAGATATGACTATGAATCTCCAGACACACCAAGACCTGCAGCATATCCTTTTGATAGTTCTAAGGTTGTTGCGATCTACGGTGTATCAGCATACGGAACAGCTACCTATGGTGGTCAGACAAACCCATTGATTAGACAACCAGTAGAAGGTTCTGGTTTTGCGGTAGCACTTCGGGTTGTGGATAATGGTGTCTCTGCACCGTATTCACTTAAAGGTTTCCAACTTGAATTTGACGTGGGCGCACGGCGATAGAGGAGTTATAATATGGCAGGTTATACCCGTCAAAGTACCTATACGGATGGTGATATCATCCAGGCATCAGACTCTAATGATGAGTTTGATCAGCTTCTTGCTGCATTTGATGCAAGCACAGGTCACGCCCATGATGGTACTGCGGCTGAAGGTCCAGTCATTAAGCTTATCGGTGATGCGGGTTTAGCTACACCATTAAACAAAGTAGAAATTGATACAGCTAATGCACGTATGGGTTTCTACATTAATGTTGCATCTTCCGCAGTAGAACAAGTACGTATTCAAGATGGTGCTATTGTTCCTGTAACAGATAACGATGTAGACCTTGGTACTTCTTCTCTCAAGTTTAAAGATGGTTACTTTGCAGGTGATCTGACTGTAGATGGCAATATTACCCTTGGTGGTGACATTACCCTTGGTGATGCAGATACAGATACGATTACTCTTGGTGCTGAAGTTGCTTCACACGTAGTCCCTGATGTGGACAATACGTATGACCTTGGTTCTGTTTCAAAAGAGTGGCGTAACCTTTACATTGACGGTACAGCAAATATTGACAGTCTTGTTGCTGATACTGCAGATATCAATGCAGGTACTATTGATAATACTGTAATCGGTGGAACTACTCCAGCAGCCGCTGACTTTACCACAATGGATACCACAGGGAATGCTACCATTGGTGGTACCTTTGGTGTTACTGGTGCAGTAACATTGAGCAGCACATTGGATGTTACAGGCACAACCACGCTAGGTACTGCCGCAATTACCACAGGTAATATTACCAATGTCAATGCCACCACGGTAGACACCACAAACCTTGAAGTAACCAATATCAAAGCTAAAGATGGTACTGCCTCTGCTACTATTGCTAATAGCACAGGTGTTATGACTGTATCTTCTGCGGTATTGACTACAGCAGATATTAATGGTGGTACAATTGATAACGCTGTGATTGGCGGCGGTACTGCAGCAGCAGGTAGCTTTACGACACTTGCAGCATCTGGTAATGCAACTCTATCTGCAAACCTAACAGTAAACGGCAATACCACTCTTGGTAATGCTGCAACGGATACTGTGACATTTACTGCAGATATTGCCTCGAATATGCTGCCAAGTGCTGACGATACGTATGACTTGGGTGCTGTAGGTTCTGAATGGAAAGACTTGTATATTGACGGTGTGGCATACATCGACACACTGACTATCGGGTCTTCCACAGGTATTACTTCGGTAGACACAGATCTTAGCACTGTGTCAGCATCTGATGATACACTCGCATCAGCAAAAGCAATTAAAGCTTACGTAGACTCTCAGGTTACTGCACAGGATCTGGATCTGACTACAGATAGTGGTACTATTGCTATTGACTTAGATAGTGAAACTTTGACTATTGCAGGTGGTACAGGTCTCGACAGTAGTGCCACAGGTAACACTGTAACTTTGGCAATTGACAGCACTGTTGCTACTCTTACTGGCACACAGACGCTTACCAACAAGACACTTACAACTCCTGTTATTTCTCAAATCAGTAACACAGGAACCTTGACACTTCCCACAAGTACTGATACACTTGTCGCCAGAGATACTACAGATACACTTACTAATAAAACAATTGACAGTGCAAGCAATACAATCACTGTTGATCTTTCTGAAGCAACCGTCACTGGTACTCTTGCAGAGTTCAATACTGCACTTAGTGATGGTAGCTTTGCAAGTCTTGCTGGTACTGAAACGCTTACCAATAAGACACTCACAAGCCCCACAATTGATTTGTCTACCGTAACGTCTTCTGGAGACCTTGCGGTTGCTGATGGGGGTACTGGTGCTTCTACTGCTGCAGGTGCAAGGACTAACCTTGATGTTGACCAAGCAGGGACTGCACTAGCATTGGCAATCGCATTAGGATAAAAGGTATACACAATGGCTAATACTTTTAAGAACTACACCAGCAGCAACGTAGGGACATCTCCTGCAACAGTCTATACTGTTCCTGGTGCTACAACTTCAGTCACCATTGGTTTGAACATTTCGAATGTTACAGCAAACCAAATTACAGTAGATGTGCAAGCTGCAGGTGTATACGTTGTAAAAGACGCACCGATCCCTGCAGGTTCTGCACTAAGTGTTCTGGATGGTAAGATCATCTTGGAAGCAACAGATACTGTTGTGGTGACAAGTGATACTGCAACTTCAGCAGATGTAATCTTGAGTGTACTGGAGCAAAGCTAATGGCTGGTTATCTGGGAACTAAAGCAGTCTTTCTGAGTACAACTGCGGCTGATGTCACAGGTAATGCAGAAGTTGGCGGTGACCTGACAGTAGACACAGATACGCTGTATGTGGACAGCACAAATAATCTTGTGGGCCTTGGAACGGCTTCGCCTGCACACAAAGCGCATCTATACAATTCTGGTTATACTGGATTATTAATAGATAGCGGAAGAACACTTTCTTCTGACAATATCGGTGGTGTTCATTTCTCTACGACTGGCACTGAGGTTGCTTATATACAAACTCAAGTCGATGGCACGATAAAGTTTAGAAATACGTCTGGATTACAGGAACGTATGCGTATCAAAAGCAACGGATTCGTGGGCATTGGGACATCATCGCCTACCTCTGAAATTCACTTAGCATATGATGACAGCACTACTTATAGCACAACGCTGACAGACAGTGGTATTCGGATTGAAAATATTAATAGCACTCTAAATACCTTTTCGCAGTTGCGTCTTAGAGCATATAACGCTGACAGTTTAATAAGAAGTATATATGAGGGCGGCAATAAAGCATCGCTGGTCTTTTTAACCGACAACGAGGGTGCTACTGGTGATGCTGGCGAGGTTATGCGCCTTACCTCTGACGGTAATGTGTTGGTGAACAAGACTTCGGCAGGCGTTAATACAGAGCCAGGCTTTTATATTTCACAAGCAGGAAACTTTGGGTCAACAGTTGATGGCGGGACATCCTTATATATCAACAGGCAGACCTCTGATGGCGATCTAATTGAGTTCCGCAAAGACGGCTCCCAAGTGGGGGTTATTGGAATATCTGCATCTAACAATCTTACCATTGGTAGCACTTCTTCTAGCCATGCTGGGATTACTTTTGGGACAAACACTGTTGCCCCGATGAATGCAAGCAATTACACAAATGCTGTAGATGCTTATGACCTTGGAAACACAAGCGCACGTTGGAAAAACCTCTACCTCTCTGGCGGCGTTTACCTCGGCGGCACTGGTTCGGCTAACTATTTGGATGACTATGAGGAGGGGACTTGGACTCCTACTAATGCAGGTGATGCGACAGGCACATTATCTTCTAACGGCAGATACGTTAAAATTGGTCGTCAGGTAACTTGTCACGCAACAATATCTGTGACTGCTAACTTTTCAAGCAATGAATTTGGAGGGCTGCCATTTAACCCTGCCCACACCGACACTTTATCCTCCATACACTCTGCGGCAGTTTGCGTAGGTGGGAATGTAAAGATGGTGAGCGTTAATCATGCTAGTGGAAATATTTCTACACGAGACGTAAATGGCGCTACTGTAAACGCTACTTCATCTCAACTCATTAGATTTACCATCGTCTACCAAACAACTTAACCCCACACCACGGGGTCGGACAGGTGGCACTGCCACGATAAACACAGGAGGCCGATATGGCACAACAAGACATAGACGAAGCATACGCTGTCACGGATGACGGGCGTGTGTGGAGCAACAAGACTAATAAGTGGTTAAAGCCTTCAAAGGCAAGCAGTGGCTATTTGTGTGTTCGATTGCATGGCAAGACGCAGTCTATTCATCGTTTAGTTGCATCGGCGTTTTGCGAAAACTCTAAAGGCAAGCCCTGCGTAAATCACATTGATGGAGACAAGACTAACAACTGTGCATCAAACCTTGAGTGGTGTTCGCACTCTGAAAATCACAAACACGCTTTTGCAAGCAGAAAAAATTAGAAAGCTGCACAAAGAAGGAACTACTCAAACTGCTATTGCAGAGATTTTTAACACAACACAAGCAACAGTAAATAATATTGTGTTGGGCAAAACATACATCAAGGAGGCCGTGTGATGGCTTTAACTGAACGCACTGTTGAAGATAAGATAGAAATTATTGGTCAATTCAAGCACATACAAGTGCGTGAGGCTACCATCATTGAACGTGATGGCGCAGAGATTAGCCGTAGCTTCCACCGCCACGTTTTGTCGCCACTGGATGACGCATCCAATGAGAGCGTTGAGGTGCAGGCCATTGCTGCGGCGGTTCACACAGACGAGGTTAAGGCTGCGTATCAGGCGCATCTGGACGCACAGAGCGAGGTGTAAGCTATGAGCAAAGCGCGTGAACTCTCAGAACTCGCTGATACGATTACTGTTGATGGCAGTGGTAATGTTGACGTAACTGGCACTGTCACGGCTGATGGGCTGACTATTAATGGTGGCAATGCTACAGTCATTAGCGCAAGCCCTACAGCAGTTCCTACACTAACTTTGCAAAACAGTGATGGAACAAGAGTTTCTACGTTAGAAGTTCTTGGGATAAACACTGAATTAAGCAACTCAACTGGTGGTAACCTTAGGTTTAGAACTAACGCATCTGAATTAGAACGTATGCGTATCAGCCCTGACGGCGACATCAGCTTCTACGAGGACACAGGCACAACGCCTAAGTTCTTCTGGGATGCGAGTGCTGAGAGTTTGGAAATTAATGGAAGTTCGGATGCACGAGATCATAGCCTTGTAGTTTCTGGAGATGATTCTGGCGGTGTTACTTCAGATTTACAGCGTTGGAAGACAGGATTAGATGGCGGTAAAAATCTTGATCTTACTTATGATGTGAACGACAACAACTTTGACTTTAATGCAGGTGATCGTAATGTAACTTTTACGACAAGCGCTAATGTGGGTATTGGGACGAGTTCGCCTGCGGCAAAGTTAGATATTGAGAGCAGTGGTGTTTATACAGTTTTCAGTCATCCGACACACGGCGACATCGCTTCAATATCCGCAACGGGTGATAACCTTGCCATTGACGGGATTGTTGCGACAAGTGTTAGCGGTATTGCCTTTGTTTCTGCGGCTTGGAGGCCCAGACACAATCAAGGCACTTCCGACAATTTTGTTGATTTAGGACAATCCTTTGCCCGCTTCGATGACGTTTACGCGACCAATGGCACGATCCAAACATCTGACCGCAATGAAAAGCAGGACATCGAAGCCCTGTCCGATGCTGAACAGCGTGTGGCTGTGGCGGCAAAGGGCTTGATGCGCAAGTTCCGCTGGAAAGATCGTGTGGCCGAAAAG